GGCCCACCTCGTCACGAAACACCCTCGACGGGGAATGAATACCCAACACCGACTTCGCCGCGTTCGCAATCTGGGAACCCATATTACGCACCGTATCCAACAGGCCACTCATAGCATTCCGGATACCATTACCCAAACCAGACACCACATCGCGGCCAGCAGACACCAACAGGGACCCCATATTACCGAGAGCACGCCGAATATTACCGGGCAGATTCCGGAAAAAACCCAGCACACCATGCACGCCACTAGACACAGCGGACCCCATAGCATGCATAGCAGAAGAAGCCGCACTCCGGGCGCCATTAAACCCGCGCACAGCACCACTACGAACCCTAGACGCCATGGAACTGAAAAACCCGCCAACAGCAGACGCCACCGAAGACACAACACTCCGGATAGCACCCATAGCGGAAGAAACAGCTCCACGGGCCGCGTTAAAACCAGACCTCACATGGCTAGCCACTGAAGAACCCAGCCGGGCAAAAAACCCGACAACCGCGCCCACGCCGGCAGAAATGATCGACTTGAAACCGTTAATAAACGCAGACGTGAAAGCTCGAATATGATTCCAGCCAGCCTGAACCACCGAACCCATACGTGCCAAACCAGACACAACATGGGCCACAACCCATGAGATGACACGGGCAACAGCAGCAATCACACGGGCAACAGCCGACACGACAGCACCAACAATACGGGCAACAAACCCGATCACAGCAGCCACCATCGGAGCCACAACCGCAAGAATACGGGCCACCACCTGTACCACAACCGCAACAACCTGCACCACCACACGCATAATAGACATGATGACCGGTATCAACGACCGGATAAGGCCAATAATCGGTGGCAGCACAGACATGACAGCACCCAAAATCTGCTGGATCACAGGCATCAAAACAGGCACAAGCTGCATGATCACGCCAACAACCTGCCGTATCACAGCAACAACAGCCTGCAACACCGGCATCAACGCAGGCAGCAACATGGCAGCAACCTGTGTCACCGCACCGATAATCTGCGTGATCACAGGCACCAGCCGTGCCACCAGCATACTAATCAAAGGCACAATCTGGGCAGCCAAACCAGCCACCAAACCAATAATCTGGCCAAAAACGGGAGCCAACTGGGCCACCAGCCCAGCAACCAAACCAAACAGTGGCTGTATAGCGGCCATGATCTGCCCCAGGGCTTGACCAACCACAGCCACAAGCTGCATAACAGCGGCACGGAACTGGGCGTTCGTAGCAAACATGGCAGCAAACAGCCCGATCACAATACCGACAGGGCCGCCCAGGGCGCGGAACACGCCGCCAAGCCCCCCGGCGGCACCCTTCAAAGCACCAAACGATGGCAGTAGATTCTTCAACGACACCGCCAACGGGGCAAACCCCGCGACAAGCTTCCCCACACCGGCAGCAACAATACCAAACACCGCTGTGCCGCCAGCAAACATGGCACCCAAATTCACTTTAGGGACAGGCAGATGCATTCTTGCAAAAATGCCCTTCAACTGCTCCACCTTGGCGCGCATCTGTGCATTCATTCGAGTGATCATAGCCGGCATACGATTAATCCACGCCAAAATAGACGGCATCATCCGCTGAATCCCCTGATCCACCGACGCAAACATCGGCTTCACAGAATCCGTGACAGACTTGATCACCGGATTCAACGCAACAAAAATCTGCCGCAACCCGTTAAGAAACGGCGCCATAGCCGTAGCACCCAAATAACCCAGGGCGCCCTTAACATTCTTCATAGCGCCCTCAAACGTCTTACCAGACGCCTGCGCAGCACCACCCATGCCAAGCTTCATCGCAGCCGCAAACGTGGCAAAATCAATCTGCCCCTTCGACACCATCTGCGACACCTCAGCAGACGTTTTACCCGTCTGCCTAGCAAGCAAAGACAGCACAGGAACACCCGCCATCGTAAGCTGCAACATGTCATCGCCCTGCAACTTACCGCGAGCCATCACAGACGTAAAAATAGCGCCCGTATCCTGAAACGACTTACCCGAAATATAAGACACATCCGCGACAGTCTTCAACACATCCGTCATCTGCCCGCCAGACTTCACACCAGAAGCAGACAACGCAGCCGCAGTAGACGCCGCATCCCCCAACGCATACGACGTACCAGTAACAGCCTCAATAGCCGAATTCATAATCGACGACGTGTCAGAAGACGTGTGACCCAAACCAGTCAGTTTAGCCTGAGCCTCATCGATAGCCATCGCCCTAGCAATACCGCCACCAATAGTCACATCATAAATCGACCTGAGGCCCTTCTTAGCAACATTGATAGCACCCATCATCGCAGCGCCACCCAAAGCCAACTTCATGCCGCTAGCAAACAGACCACCCGAACGCTGACCCTCCGCAGGCATAACACCCGACAACTGTTTACCAACATCACTTTTAAGGCCAGGCATCTTCGTATACAACGACACATACGCGGAAGCAATCTCACCAGACATACACTATTCACCCCATAATATCAATCTCGCGAGACACCCCGCCACCAGCACGAACACGCGCCAAAATATCGTCCACCTGCCCAGACGTAAACCGGGCCCTACGCTCATCCGTAGGCCTCGCCACAGGCTCCGGCTGCCCCTCACTATTAGCAGACCTGTAATGATCCAACATGTCCAACACCGCCCACTCCGACCACTCAAACGGGCGCTGCCAACCATTCAGGTGGGCCGCCAACTGGCTAGACGTATCGGTACACAACACGCCAGCCAGCCGGACAGCCTCACCGTAGCACATTATCGGGCCACCAACACTATAAACCGAGCAACCGAACCGGGTCCTCCAATCATATTCGATGGCCCCACGATAATCATCAATCAGGCCGTGGAGCCAAACTATTCCCCCAGGGAAGCACCCTTACCTTCAGGCTTATATTCCATCCACTGGCGGAAAATCTCGGCCACACGAACCATAGGAAGACCCTCCAGGGCCTCCACCGCGTCAGCCGGGGCGGCAGCCTCCAACATAGAAAACATCACCTCAACCTGGGCGAAATCCGCAGACTCCCCCGACTGGGCAATCTTAGCGGCACGACGGAAAACGCGGGCAGGAACAGCCTGAGCCGTCTCCTCCGCATCCGCCAACACCCAGCTACGGTCACCGATCTTTAATGTGTAACCTGTGTCACTCATCTATCAACAATCCCTCAAACTATGTGTATCAGTTACCAGACGGCGGATTCGGATCCGGCTCAGGCTTCGGAGGAACCGGAGCCGGAGGAGGAGTCGGGGGAGTATCAGCTTTTAAAGCCGTCATCCACCCCCGACCAGACACCGCATCACCCTTCTTACCAATCTGGGCAGGATACGCCTTCAACGTCACACCATACCCGTACACCTCGCCATTCTTGCCCTTAATCTCGTCACGATCAATCAACTCAACCTCAGGGAAATAGTAGCGAATAACCTGATCACCATCAATAATATCCATCAACAAGGCATGAACACCCGTCGTGGCACCAGGAGAAATATCGAACGAACCCGAATCGGCCCCGGCAGTAACCTTCGACTGCCAAAACAGCTCGATAACCTCCTTCTTAGACTCGATCAACTGGAAAGAAATCTCGATAGACGACTCCGTAGCCACAGTGCGAACAACATCCGCATTCTGCCAAGCCTTCAAATCATCCGTTTTACGCTCAGGCTTAATCTTAAACCCGTCATCCGACAGATACCCTAAAGCAGTCAGCCCATCAGGAACCGTCTTCACACCATCAATAGTGTCACCGGCATGAGCTTTACCAATATAGACGTCACCCGTCACAGCAGAGCGAACATTAGACGCTGTACGTGTTCCAGCCATCATAACCCCCAAAAACAATATCAAACAAAAAACAAACAACAATATCAAACAAAACGTTTACTCGGATTCGACAGGCCTGCATATCAGCTCAAACAGCGAATACACATCAAAACGTGCACCATCAACCAACAAATCAGGACCCGTAGACCGTCGACAGTACACCACCGGGTCACCGTCAACCCCATCCGCCAGCACAGCCTCAACACGACGAGCCAAAGACATAGCCCGATCAGGCATATCAGAAAACACGTTCACCCGCAAAAACACCTGCTCACGAACATGCAACTGCGGGCCACCATCCAACGCCAACCAAATCAGATCACCGCTGAAATCCTCAGGCACCGTACCCACACACGGTATATCGGACAGCCAGCCATCATCCTTGAGCACACGTTTAGCCCACTTCCTAGGGTCACCGTACACGATCACGACGCAGCCCCAATCGACCTCGCCAGCGTGCCATGCTTCGCCTCAATACGCTTCCCACCCTTATAGGTGGTGCCGATACGGGCCACAGCCTCAACACGGTGAACCTGCACCTCCGACGACAAACCATTACGGTATTGGGCCTTATCGAAAGCGTTACCGCCCACATTCGCCGAGGCCGCACGCCTAACACGCTCGCCACGCTCAGCCAACATGCCCTGCACCCCAGAAGACTTCAACACCTCACGAATACCCGACAAGTTCAGCTTCACATTCACATCCTGGACCACTGCCTATCAGCCCTTCTTACGCTTCACATTAACCTGCGTACCAGCATCCCAGCCAGACATCGGATGATGCCACACCACAGGAGACCCGTCAGCCTCCCACACCACACCCCGAATACGCCACCGGCAACGATAATCAGCACCCACAACAGGCTGCTTGAACAACATCGACCAATGCTCATAATCCGAGTCACGGCCTGCCGCCTCATCCTCCTGCGACAACGAAGAATAGATGGCCACATTATGGAACACGGTTTCGACAGGATGACCCCAGTCTTCCACCTTGTCGCCAAGATCATCGACACGAACAGTCGGATGGAGCATCACAACCGTTTCACCGTAAGGAAAACCGGTCATATCATATCTCCCACAAAGGGCCAGCGTAGCCGTTAATATCAGATCCGCACGAGCAACCCTCACCCCACACAGTAGAACACACCTCAGAATGAGTAAAACGACTATTCATGGTCGGTGTAATAGTGAACGCTTTACCAGCCCCACCATCACCCTCACACAGCTTCTTCAACACGTCAATCTCAGAAGGCCACAACAAATTCGTGGGAGTATTAGACCGTGTAGTCTGAGCAAACGGGCCCGCAGACTCATACTGCACCTGCCCCGAAACCCCGGTATCATTCCAGCGCAACAAAGCCCTACGCAGAATAGCCTTAGCGGCATCCCTATATTTGAAATCCGGTTTAGCGATACAGGGGGCGACACTGACAGCCACAGCCTCCACATCGGCGATCATCGCCTCAAGCTTCCCCTCAGGAATATCGGCGAAAGGCTCAATATCCTCAGGCTTCAAAATGATACCCATCAACACCACCCCCTGCACATAGTACACATTCGCTTATCTTGTATCAGTTACCAGCCGGAGGATTAGGCTCAGGCTTCGGGGCCGGAGGAGGAGTCGGTGCAGCCTTCTCCTTCACCACAGCAAACGAATCAAGCGACTCGATAGCCACATACAGGACAGCCTCGGCACGAACCATAACCTCATTATGGCCCTTCAAGTCACGCCCAGTCTGATCCGGGTCACCATACTCGATCAGTTCGATCGGGAAGTTGCGCTGGAACCCCCAATGAACACGAGAGAAATCACCCACAATAGCCTTAACACCAGAAGCAGGCGACATCTCCGGGGCACCAGACACAGTCGAAGAAGCACCAACATTCAGCCCGCGCCAATTATCCAAACCGGCAAACCCGGCGGCAGGATACATCGGCTGACCGGCAAGCGGAGACCCCTTCGGATACACCTCAGTAGACAGAGCAAACGAGAACGCCGGATCCAAAGCAACCCCGTTAGGAACCTGCAAACCGGCCCCAGCGATAAGGCCGACAGCCTTAACAAGATCAGTCGTAGCGCTATCGGTGGCATCAACCGTATGCTTCGTCTTATCAAGCGACACCTTGACAGCCGCAGCAGGCTTACCCGTAGCCGGATCAATACCGTGGAAAGCAATCAGATCCACGGCGCGACCAATAGAAGCACCCAAAGCGGGAGAAATCAGATCCTGCAAAACACCCAGACGGTAATCAGCATCAGCCCACATAAACTCGTCGCTTACGCGCTGCTGAGTCACAACCTTAATCGGCTGGGCAGTAAACGCCGAAACACCAACCGATGTGGAAGGCTTAACCTCGCCCTCACCAACAATCTTGGCGCGAGGAACACCACTAAACACGGCACCCTTCACCGGGCCGAAAATAGTCGGCTGCTCCGGCGACAGTTTCGCCAAAACACCAGAATCGATAGCACGGTCACGAACCGCACCAATCATAGAACCAGGAAGCTCAAGCTTCCCTGCAGAAAGAAAATCGTCAGCCATCAGAAATCATCTCCTAGAATTATTGACGAGGGCGTCCACAAACGCGACACCCTCGCGTCGTTTAACATCATCAACGGGGGCACTCCCCGCAAGACGGCGCACACCCGCGCCACCACCACTACTCTGGTCGATCAAACCCTTCAAAGCCTTAGCAGACTCCACCAGCGCTTCACGATCGCCGCCGTGCAAGAAAGCGACCGCATCACCCGACAGGCCACACTCGGCAGCCACCTCGCGCTTCACACCCTCAAGAACAAACCCGTTAATCCGGTCTTCAAGTTCCTCATTCTTGCGGCGAAGATCATCAATCACAGACCCCGCATCACCATCCGAGGCGCGAAGCTTCTCCAACTCGGCAAAATTACTTTTAGCACGAGACTCCCACTTACGAGCCTCAGCCTTCCAATCCGTGCCAGAAGAAGACTCCTCCTTCACGGAAACATCACCGGCATGATCATCGCCGGCAGCCTGCCCATCCTTCACAACATCAACAATGTCTCCACCCTTTCCGGGCTCAACAGCATCATTGTCAACATTCTGTTCCTCAACACTCTGATCGGCCATAGCCTAACCTACACTCCTTGCGGAAAACAACACAACATTGTTGACCCCCGTGCGGGAGACAACCCTGTGCACCGATAACCGGCGGCACACAACCGGAAACCATCATCTCATGTCGCCAACAGTACGCATAGCCTTCAAAATATTGCCAGGCGACTGCTGCAACCCATGATCATCAACCCATTCACGGGCATTCTCATACGTCCTCTGATATGCGGTGTCCGCAGCATTGGGCTCCCAACGCCCCACAACCTCAACCACCGTACACCCGCAATGATCATGATACTTCGAACCAAACGGACGCTTACCACCACGCTTATGACGCCGAGTATGACCAGTAGTAAGCGCCCGCTCCCTCGTCGTATAATCCGATCGCGTAGCCAACATGGCACAAAAAGCACACGGATCACCATCCGTCACCCTGCGCCACGACCTACCCTGCGCACCCGCAGACCACTCAACCGTGTCACGGCCAGCATTCATAACAGCCCGATTAACACCCGCCGCCATCGCATCAATCGTATCCTTCGCCCTATCCGGGTCACTATTCATCATCTTCATAGTCGAAAACGACCTAGCCAACGCGGCAGCAGCATCAAACTCGTCATACACGATCAAACCAGGATCGACACCGTTAAGCTTCCGAAAATCGGACACGAATTTGCCCGCCAACGCCGCGGAACCGTCATGGCCGGCACGCTCCAACTCCACACACAAACGCACATACTGCGCATCTGTCATCTTCCCGGAATGCCACAAACGACCAAGCTCGGCATAATAGCCCGCATACTTCCCGGCAAAACGAATCGCCTGCCGCTGATACGGTTGAGTGGTCTGCG